ATGGCAACAGTAAGATTGATACCTGATACAAGAGCAAAGAAGGATGGGTCTCAGATGATTCTTCTTGTGATACGGATAGGGAAAACGAGGTTTGTTTTCTCCACCGGAATATCTACACCGTCTTCTGAAAAGTTTAATGAAGTGTCTTATTTGGACAAATCTGTACCACAGTATAAAGTGAAGAATGTAAGGCTTGTCAGTTTGAAGAATAAAGCTGAAAAGTTGATTATTGACGATGAAGCTAGATTATCTTCTTTGCCTTCCGCTAAAGCCAAGGAGATAATCAGCGAATATGTATTTGATGAAAAGGTTGTAAAAAAAACAAGATGTTTTATAGATTATCTTGATGAGTTTGTTTCCATAAAGAGTAATACAGGAACAAAAACGGTTTATAATACGACTAGAAATAAACTGCTTGAATATGATCCGGAATGCACCTTTGACACAATGGATAGGAAATGGCTGTCTAATTTTGAAAGTTGGATGGCTGAATCAGGGATGAAAGTAAACGCTTATTCTATTCACCTGCGTAACATTCGTGCAGTATTCAATTATGCTATTGATGAAGAAATTACTACCTTATATCCTTTTCGAAAGTATAAGATAAAAAAAGAAGAAACTAGAAAACGTGCTTTATCTGTTGAACAATTGAGATTATTGCGTGATTATCCTTGTGAGGAGTTTGAAAAGAAATACAGGGATATATTTATGTTGATTGTATATCTTGTTGGAATAAATATAGGTGATTTGCTTTTACTTGAACACAAGGATATAATAGATGGACGTATAGAATATTATCGGCAGAAAACAAAGAAGTTTTACTCTATTAAAATAGAGCCGGAAGCACAAGCTATATTGGATAGGTATCAAGGTAAAACTCATTTGCTAGATATATTAGATAACTATGGAGACTATCATGATTTTACCCATAGGATGAATAAGAATCTTAAAGGGATAGGTCCGTTTGAACGAAAAGGGCTTGGTGGGAAAAAGAGTAAGCAACCATTGTTCCCCGAACTTTCAACATATTGGGCCCGCCATACCTGGGCTACGTTAGCACATAAGGCGGATGTCCCTAAAGATGTGATATCTTTAGCTTTGGGACACTCCTTTGGTTGTGATGTTACAGATATATACATTGATTTCGACAGGGATAAGATTGATGAGGCTAACAGGAAAGTGATAGATTATATATCGGGTGGCTTAAAAAAGTCTAAATCATGAATAAATCAATCTCATAATATGCATATTTTAAACAAGATTTTTAATTTTGCTGTTCCTGTAATAATAGCTTAAATTTTTATAGTATGGCTGAGAAAAGACAAAGTTACACAGAGGAAGAATTGAATGAAATGATTGCATGGTTCAATGATCATGCTAGCCAACTTCCCAAAACAATGCAAATAAATAAATCTGCATTTACTCCCGATTTAGCTCTCACTGTCGAAAGCTGTGTTATGCAAGCCCAACAATGTCTGGGTAATTATAAGATGGAAGGGGCATTTTTGTTACTTAAACAGATCAGAGCTAATATTGAGAAATAATAATTAATATTAGCCTCCAACTCGGTATATTGATTTCCGATTGTGGGGGCTGTTTGGGATTGATTCGCATTAAAGGTGTAGGATTGACAAAAGAAAATCTAATATGCTTGTCTGTATTGAGGGCGAAATTTGAGTAAATATATGTTTAGAACAATTCGGAATGACTTCCGATTCTGATAACTTCTATTGCATCGTGTTCTGTGTCCATCCATATCAGAAGAAAATCATTTTTGATATGGCATTCCATGCAGTCCTTGTAGTTTCCTATTAGGGCATGTGCTTTATATTCTTTGGGAAGGATGTCACCGTTTGCTAACTTTTTCAATATATCATATAAGGCTTTCATTAGCTGGACGTCATTCCTATACTTCTTCAAATCTTTCTTTGCCTTTGTACTATAACGGATCGTCTTCATTCTATTTCGTTGATAGATTTCATGAATGAATCAAAATCTGTAGTGTCTATCGTTCCAGAATACTTGCCAGAACGCGCTTCGTTTATGGCTGCAACCGTTTCTTCATTTGGTGAAGAATACATCGCATCCATCAAAGTGCTCTCTACAAAATTGTTTAGGCTTCTGTTTGCCTTCTTTGCGTGTTCCTGCAATACTTGAAGCAAATCTTCACGTAGCCGGAACGATGTTTGTTTTCTTATTACTGTTTCCATTCTATATATTGTATTATGTTATAATGCAAAAGTAATACATTATATTGCAAAGACAATTTTTTATTTAGTTTTTTTTCATGCGATCTAACATACCTCTTATTTTTGGACAGTTTGGAATTATGTTGTAATTTTGCAACGTTTAACTAAAATGTAACGTCGTTAAAAAGAATATGGATATAGAAGAGGAAATATCTGAAAGGATAATAAGACAAGCCTTTCAGAGAGGAGGGGAAGTAATCTTTACAGATACCGAGCTGAAAGAATGTACTGACAGGAATTTTCTTCAAAAGGTGAATTTACAGTTGTCCTTATATGGAGCAATAAACAATATAACCACATTGGGCAGATGGAGTATATTCAAGATAAACGAGAAAGGAATACGCTTTATAAGGCAAGGAGGGTTCAAAGGAGAAGCGGAGCGTGAAAGCAGGAGAGAAGAAATTGAGGTGCTTACGTTGGAAAACGCAAGGCTGCAAAAGGAAGCTGCCGAATACAAGAAGAAGATGAGGTTGTGGCAAATCATCAGTGCGATACTTACGTTGGCTTCAACGATACTTTCTTCTATTTTAGCTTTATTAGTATGAATATGATTATCCCTGTGATTATGCCACCCCATATCGCTGGTATGAAGTCCCAAAATGATATTTTTTTCATTTGTGAGATTTCACGCTTTATGATTTCTTGCTGCGCAATCAACCTGACTAATTCTTTGTCATATTCATTCATATCAAACTGGTTTATATGCAAAGATACAATTATTCAATGAATTAAATAGAATTATAACAAAATAATATCATGGAATTAAAGGAATATTACTAACTTAAAACAAAACATTATGAAGAAGATTTTATTACTGATGGCGGTTGTTATGGCTTTTATTTCGTGTAGTTCACGAAAAGAATTTGACTCTTTGGAAGAAATGAAAGCCAAAAGCTCAAATATAAAGGGGGTGTATGGATTCACTATGGGGGATAACTATAAAGATGTTGTGTCGCAATGTAAATCTATGGGATATGATATTGTAGATACAAATAGCAAATATGGAGGATTGATTAATAATGATAATTATAAGTCGGATATAAAAGACTGGAAATTTTTCATAGCAGAGAAGAATGGTATAAGTCAATTCTCTCTGGAATTTTATGAAGGGAAACTCTGTATAATAAGAGGATTTGGTGATTTAAGAAGCAAAGGTGAAAAGAATATAGCAAAGAATATTATGGATAATCATGGGTTGGGAGTAAGTTTCGATACACTTTATTCTGAATATAAAAATTTTCCTTTGCCAGAAATGAAAGAGATGATAGGACATCCGAATTTAGATAGAGAAGACCATTATTACGTGAGCGATTCTTTGTTATTGTCTTGTATTCTTGACAATCGTAGTTTATCATATACAGTTGTCTGCACATTAAATCCATATGCAAGAGTCCTTAATGATAAAGTAAGAGTGTTAGACGATGAGCTTACAAAGAGATTATTTGGTGGAAGTTCTTCGTCAGGTTCTACAAATGGAAATTCAAAGAAGCGTGGTCGTGGCACAATGGATGCGGACGATAAAGAATACTGGAACAGTGTAAACAGAGAAAAGAAGCTCCGTGACATGGGTATGAAGGATGCTGCTGAATTGGAACGTAAGGCGAGAATAAGATATTTAGAAGGTGGTGGATATAACTCAAAGGACGGAGGGAAACAAGTTCACTTCCAAGGGAGCAAGGAGCAGGAGGAACAGCTAAGGCAAATGGATGAGATGGGTTGGTAATATATTAACGAATAAAATAAGGCATTATGAAGAAATTATTTTTATTGACTATTGCGTCATTGGCTTTGGTGTCGTGCGGAAAAAGCCTTGAAAGTAAGGCAAGAAAGCAGATGGAGAAAACCATGCTTGAAATGGCAAGAAACCCAGATGCGTTAAAAATATCAGATATTGAAACGTCCGAACTTAACGATACATTGTGTATCTTATCATGTAAAGTGCGTGGTGAAAATATGTTTGGAGGATATGATGTTTCTGAATATCAGTATTACTATTTGAAAGATTCTGTTTACGATGATGAGGTGTATTATGAAAATATTATAGATGTAGGGAAAGGTTGTAGAATGAATAGGTTCGCAAGTATAGTAATGGATGCCTACTTAGGATTTAACACAAATGAAGATGTGTCATACGAATATTATACAAATGTGAAATCTCCGTCTTCTGATTATAATAAAGCTGCTAAGTTCTTAGTATATGGGCATCGAAATGATAGTATTTTCATAAATAAAATAGGTGATGAATTATATTTATCAGTTCACAATATTGCTGTACAAATGATATGTAAGACTTTTGGGAGAGAGGTGAAGTGATTTCATAATTTATTTCCAAAAATACACTCCAAAATTTTGCCATATCAAAAATTATGCTTTCCTTTGCAGTGCTAAACAATTATAAGAGTGGGCAACTCTTATGTAATCCGTAAGGGTTATTTTTATGCCCAATATAGACATAGGTATATCGTATTTTAGATATAGCACACGAACGGTGGGGTAACGGAAACGTCCCCGAAATTAATCTTATGATTGTTTAGCAGCCGTGACCGTGTGCTTTTTTATTTTATGCTAAACAATCAGAAATCGGATGCTTCTGCCATCCAAGTGTTCAATTCACCACAATTCGGTGAAATAAGAACAGCAGGAACGAGTGAAGAACCATTGTTCTGCCTTTCCGATGTATGTTCGGTATTAGGGCTTAGACAAGGTGATGTAAAACAAAGACTTGACGATGGGGTGGTTTCAACCCAACCCATAATAGACGCACTCGGAAGAGAACAACAAGCAAACTTTGTAAATGAGGACGGTTTGTATGATGTTATCCTTGATAGCAGAAAACCGCAAGCGAAAGCATTTCGTAAATGGGTAACTTCCGAAGTCCTCCCTGCAATCCGCAAGACAGGCGGCTACCTCGCCACTAAGCAGGACGACACCCCCGAAGAAATCATGGCACGTGCTCTAACTATCGCACAAGCCACCCTTGCCAAGAGAGAGGAACGGTTAAAGCAACTTGAAGCCCAAGCCGAACAACAGCAAGTCACCATTGAGATTCAGACAGAGGAAATCAAAAAATCCGCTCCCAAAGTCAGCTACTACGACAACCACTTGCAGAGTGTGAACACACAGACGAGTACACAAGCCGCCAAGCAGATAGGAATGGATGCTGAAAAGCTGCACAAGAAGCTGAAAGAAATCGGAATCATTTACCGACAAAGCGGGCAGTGGATATTACATGCGCCTTATTCGACATGGGGGATGCACTCAACCCGTACACAGACGTACACACGTTCAGACGGTTCGACAGGAACAAGTGTATATACAGTATGGACTACCAAAGGTGTGCGTTTCATTATTGCTCTATATGAAAATGATTGGAACGTGAAGAAAGCCATCAAGCAGATAAAAGGTGAGCTGAATCCAGCCGCGTAACCTTGTTTTTTGCCACATAAATTCATTTACCCACTTTTCTTATGAGGTGGGTGCATATTTCATGTTCAATTTTGCAATGTTGTTAATTAATAGATTGTAAACTTTTAAAATATACAAAAAATATGGAATTAAATAAAAGCAACAAGAAAGAATACGATTTGTCCAGTATTCAAGAACTTTTCAATGAGATGGAATCACCTAGGCAGCTTGCTGATGATCTTGCTCAACTGATGCTCAACTACGCATCTCTTGTTACCGAGGACAACATCGAAGTATTCAAGAATGATTTATCAACTATATCTGTTCTTCGTGATGCGTTGATTAAAGTGAATATATTGCCACAATTAGCATAAGAGCACGTTGAGGTTACGACCAACGTTCATATTGGAAAGGCACTTTGCTTGCGATAAGTAGAGTGCCTTTGTTTGTTTATGTTTGATTTTGTTAAATAATACAAATACGATAATCCCAATAACCAGCCATAACAATCCAAAACGGATTATAACCACCTTAAACGGAATATCGCACGATTGTTAACACTTTTGGATATCTCTTGTTAATCATATTCCTTTGTACCCGTTGCAAGTAACGCGGCAACAGACACATGATTAAACAATCGCCCTAACGTGGGCCTTCTATATGAAAATCCGTTGCCGCGTTACTTTAGCAACGGATTTTTTCTTTCCTATAAGTTAGATTAAATCCACAATCGGTTCTATCAGTGCCCACCGAGCGGAACTTTGGCAAAAACCAATGACAGCCGTGAGATAAAAAGGCTCTTATGTTTTATACTGTATGTCTTTTATTGGCAAGACCTGCTCTGTTCCATCACCTAACAACAGGCGCCCAAGCGTTGTATTACGATAACCAATAAGAGATGAAGCAAAGATGTTGGAGAAGCATTCAGTATTAAAGCAACAAAATGAATAATTGAAGTTTAACAATGTTCATCCGCGCTTCCTAATAATTATCTTGGGAGAAAGGGTGAGGTATAAAATTAACCAATATGACAGAACTTGTATTCAAAGGTCAGAATGACCAAGTTTTAACTAACAGCCTATTGGTGGCTGAAAAGTTTGGAAAAGAACATAAGCATGTCTTAGATGTTATTAGAGAGCTTATACAGGGGTGTGCCGAAACTTCGGCTGACCCTATGTTTGTTGAAACTATTTATGTTAATGAACAAAATAGGCAAGAATACCCAATGTTCGTAATGAACCGTGATGGATTTACTCTTTTGGCGATGGGTTTTACCGGGAAGAAAGCCCTTAAATTCAAACTGGACTATATCGCAGCCTTCAACGCAATGGAAAAAGCTCTAAAAGAGCAACAAAAACCGCTCACCTCTGCACAGATGTTTGCGATGCAAGCAAATATAAATCTTGAACACGAACAACGACTTGAAAATGTTGAAAAGCGTCTTGATGCGATGGAACAAGAAAGGGAAAAAAATGGCAAACTTCTGTTATCAGTATCAATGTCATCAGAAATGTTACCCGAAATCTCGCTACGCAACAAAGTTCGTCAATTGGTAAACAAATACGCATCCGCCACAAATACCAAACAGCAAGACGTATGGCACAAAGTGTATGAACAGCTTTATTATCTATACCAGATATCAATACACAGCTACAAGAAAATAAGGCGTGATGAGTCCAAACTTGAAATCGCTGAACGTAACCATTTTCTTGATAAAATATACATTATTATTTCAAACCTCATTCGTGAACACAAGGCTGCTTAACGTAGCCTTGTAACCGATTGTAAACATTTCAAAGAACGAATTATGAAAAAAAGAAAAATCACTAAACGCCATATCGAATCAGAAGAATTAAGAAAAGGTTTTGAAATACTAGAAGAAACTAAATTTAATCTTCTTCATGAAATGTATTCTATCAATTAACCTTGATTGTTGTACTTCTGACAATAGAAATAGTAATTCATTATTTACTCTTAATTATACTTCTTTTCCAATAATGTAATCAACCTGTTTATTTGTTCTTGAAACATTTCTATATTCTTTTGGTTTTGATTAATCATATTCACAATAATTTCCATACCGTTTTTGTCGAATGGGCATTCTAAATATATATCCTTACCGTTTACGTTAACCCCATGTACACTTGAGTTTTTGATATCTCCAATGGATTGATTGTTTTTTAGCATTTCTCCTTTTCCTTCCATAAGCCAGTCGTTATTAAACATATTATCAAAAGCATTATTAAATTTAAGAATAAAAGTATTGGTTAGGTAACTTTTATTACCACTAAACGCTTTAGATACACTTTCTTTTCTAATCCCCATTCTATCTGCAACATTTTGTTGAGATGATATAATACCTACATCTTTTAGATGGTTGTAAGCTGAAATAATACGTTCTCTTGTTTCCATAATGTTAATTATACGTTAAATATCTACTATATTGTTGCTATATTACCAACAATATCTATCTTTGCAATGCTGTTAATAAACAACGATATCAACAAAGTTGCTAAATGGCAGCGTTCGCAAACATAAAGAAAAATAAAATAACAAACAAATATAATGGAAAATATTAATACGATAGTTATCAAAAAAATATCACCTGCCGAAACATTAAAAAGTATAGCAGTCGGAGAAACAAGGCTTATTAAAAGTAAAGCTATAAAAGAAAATGTTGTACGTGCCACTATGTCAAGACTGAATAAGATTGGTTATAATTTTATATCTAAAAGTGGTGTTGACGGTACCATTGTAACAAGAATCAGATAATAAATTTATTAAGAGGAAGTAAAATGAAAAAGGTAAATATAAATTCCGGGAAAGTTCAACCTGTCAATAAGATATGGCTGAGCAGAGAAGAGGCCATGGCGTTTTTAGGATGTGCCGATGACTACCTACGCAAAGTTAGGGAGAGTGGGCAAGTATCGTTTTGTCGCGATGGGAGAATGGTATGGTACAATGTAAATTCATTGCAAAGGTACATAGAGAAACATAAAGTGATTTGATCTGATTACTATTTCTTCCCTCCCGTAAGATTCGTGGTAACAACCGGTTTAAGCCGTTGAGGGGAGCTACTTAAAGTTCTTTGACATATTGGTACGATAAAAAGATGTATTTCTGCGAAGGCACGTAAGCGAAGCCAGTGATGGTGGATAGTGGTGGGTGCAAGTGGAACGGAATTGACACCGATAGCAACCGAAGATAAGACGATAACGGTCGAATGGTTGTAAATGTCTGATGGTGGTAAAGCCACGAAGTTGAAATGATTTTACTTTCAGCACGCCAATTTGTCTTTAGCGTGGGAGTATGCTTGGTTGGGCACAAGTACCGCCGAAAGGTCTAATATATCCCCTCCCGTAAGATTCGTGGTAACAACCGGTTTAAGCCGTTGAGGGGAACAATATAAAAATTTGTATTATGAAAACAGCTAATTTTATCCTGTCTATATTTGCCACCCTATGTTCCTTAGGAATGATTTATGGTGCGATAGTTACGGAAAGTCCTATAAAATCCGTATCGGTGATTATATTTTCTATTATCTCATTATTGTGTGTGAGATTGGTGGCAATGACATATAAGGAGTTAAAGGAATATGAATGATTTTTTCATCTAGTTTTTTGTGTTTATAATGTTAATTGCATAATTTGTCCGTGCCGGTGTGTGAATATAGGTACGGAATTTCACCGTCCATGGCTGGTACTGTCTAAGGAAATAAGCATAAATAATTATCTGTTCTAATCTCTACTTTCATTTAACGGATAGTACGGCGGTCCGATTCCGCTGACGGTGGCTGTAGGTTATCATAATAAAGTCGTTTAGGTTTTGCTCCTGTAGTCTGTGAAGATAACAGGAGCTTTTTAATAGGAAACAAGTTAAATTATGGATATAAATATAATAAAGGAGAAAGCCAGAGAGTATGCAAATGGTATACATGGGATTACGCACAAAAGAACAGCATCGGTGGATTTTGAGAAAGGTGCTCGATTTGTTTTGGAATCCATGAAATGGAGGAATGCAGAAAAAGATCCTCCACCATTGGACACAAGAGTGCTTGTGAAGAGTTCCGGGAAATTTGTGAATACCGGGATGTTGGTATTCGATAGTGAGCATCGGAAAAACATTTGGATATGTGGAAATACTAACCGGGCATGGGACATTGATTTTTGGAAACCATTGCCACAATAATTAGATAATTATGAAACAATTAAAATTAAAAATTACAGGAACTACTCCGTTGATGTTAAACAATCCTCAAACAGTAAATCCGTTCAACGAGTATTCCAAGTTGTTGAAACCTCTCACATCCAAAAGGACAAAAACAGAAGAAGATTTGATGGAAATATCACGTATTAAATTCCTATCATGTCTTTATGTGAACAATGGGGCGTATGTGATTCCATCCTGCCATTTTGAAAATTCGGTTATTAATGCTGCAAAAGAAAGGAAATTAGGAAAGAAGTTTGAGCGCAGTTTCCACATATTCAACGACTGTCCTCTTGATTTTAAAGACAAGAATAAAAGCCCCGAACAACTGTATGAAATCGGCAAGTATGTTGATATCCGTGCAGTAGGAATCAAAAATGTGAAGATTACCACTACCCGTGCTATCATTAGTGAGTGGGGTTCTATGATAGATTGTTATTATGATGAAACACAACTTGACGAGACAGAAGTTATTGAAATATTCGATATTGCAGGTTTGCGTTACGGTGTGGGCACTTATCGAAGGATGTATGGGCATTTTAAAGTGGAAGAAATTAAATAGTGGAGTAAAGTTTAGTTCAGTGGAGTCAAGTTCAGTGAAGTATAGTATAGTCATCAAGTAATCCGACACCTCATTTGGATTTTCGGGAGTTCGATTCTCCCGTGAGGTGCTTAATAAAGTCCAGTCCAGTGTGATAAAGTGTGGTGAAGTCTGGTAAAGTATAGTAAAGTTTAGTGTAGTTTCCAGTGTCACAATGGTTTTTAGCAAGGTTCGATTCCTTGCGTGACACCTAATTTTAAACAAAAATGGATATGAGAATAAATAATGAAATGTGGGAATCTCTTTGTGAGGAAGTTGCTGAAAACTTTTCAAGCGGTCAGCTTATTAGCCATTCATGGTTGAGAGAAAAATTTGGAATTGAAGAAACAGACATTTCCAATTTTGAAACCACGGAGGAATATGACAGAGAGAGGGACAGGCTGCAATTCATGTATATGGGAATGGTTGAAACATTACGTACCACCATGTTGAATGAATATAAAATGTACATGAAAAATTCACGTGGCGAGGGTTATACAATAGTGAACCCAAAAGATCAAGCAAGCATGGCATATAAAATGCTTATAAGGGATGTTGACAGCAGCATCAAAGGTACAAAAATGATAATGTACAATGTGAGGGATGTTCCTACAGAACAAAAAGCTAAAGACGATGATTTACGTGCCAAAGTAGGTATTATGGAGCAGATGTTCAATAACTTAAAGTAAAATGGTTATGAAGAAAGGTGATAAAGTACGTGAGATAGGTGATACGCTGACAGGTACAATCGTTTATATCGCTAACGGGTATGCTGATGTCAAATATCCTAATATGAAGGGTGTATGCTCGTTGCCGGTCCAATTTCTTGAAAAGGTATAGAAATTATAACTATGAGAACTATAAGACAGATAAGCGATGAACTGGATAAACTATATTCAGAGCTTGATATAGTCCAGTCAATGAGTGAGGAATCGGTAAGGCTCATCTTCAACGCTGACTGTAAAGGTAAATATATATCCTTGCTTAATGAAGAAATCGATTCTCTTGAAAACGAGCTTGAAGAAGTGGAAAGATATCATGGCAGGAAGCGGAACTTTGTAAGGACTGCGGACCTGCCTTTTTTGTGTTGGTAAAAGCGAACATTTTAAAATTTAAATATTATGCCTATAGTTAAGAAAAATGATGTTTTGCCGGAGCGTCCTGTAATTATTGTATTATATGGAGTACCCGGAAGTGGGAAAACCTCAGTAGCTACAACAGCGGATAATCCTTTATTGATAGATTGCGACAGGGGGGCAGACCGCGCAGTACAACGTTGTGATACCATAATGGCTAAATGTTGGAAAGATATTGATTCAGAACGTGAATCTATGAAAGATTACAAAACAATAGTTGTCGATACAGCCAAATCAATGATAGACGATTATCTGAGTCAATATGCTATTGACAATAATTATAAATTAAAAACAAATACTTTAAAACGGTTCGGGCAGATGGGCGAGGACTTTAAAGAGTTCGTCAACTTTCTTCGCTCAAATGGTTCTGACATTGTTTTTATATGCCATGACAAGGAAACGGCAGACGGTGATGTGATAAAGCACTCTCCGGATTGTACAGGGCAATCAAAAGACCTGCTTGTTAGGATAGCTGACCAAGTTGGATATGTATTCATACAAAATGGGAAACGTTCTATTTCATTTGCACCGTTGGATAATTTTGTAGGCAAAAATGTAGCAGGACTTGGAACTGTGGTAATACCTGATTATGGAACAACCGAGTTTGATACATGTATGTCTGACATTATATCGAAAGTGAAGATATCGATTCAAAGAAAAGGAGAAGCGCAAGCAAAAGCTAACGAACAGCTTGCGGCAATACGTGAACAGCTTGCCGCCGCAATGACCGATGAAGATATTCTTGCCTTGATGGAGGCTACAAAGCTATTACCTAAAATTATGCGAGTACCCTTCTTTTCTGAGATGCAGAAGAGTCTTGCAGCAAAAGGATTCACTTTCGATCAAGATAAAAAGTTATTCGTGAAAGTATGATACCGCTAATTCGCGTAACAATTTTAGAAGCATTCCGAAAGTACATAGAGCAAAGCGATTATGCCAACTATGAGATAACGGAGCAATCCGTTATTGACAGTATAACAGGCAAGTTCACGGGTAATGTGTATACAAAAATTGGACAGGCATTTCATAAAATAGTGGAAGAAGGTACACCGAAATGTGATAAAGTAGATGCAGGAGAACGTACCTTCCTCCATTATAATAAAGAACAAAAAGAGCCTGTTCCTTGTGGTAGATCCTTTGACATTGAAGGTGATAAAGTGATTATGGATATTGCACAATGCAAGACCGCGCTTTCCTATCGTAACGAATACCCGAATGCTTTTCATGAGATAAGACTGTATAAGGATTTTGGAGATGCTATTATAACAGGATGTGCCGATATGGTGAATGGTGTGGAGATCAGGGACATTAAGACTAAATATTCTTATCCTGCCGATGCCGATTACATCAATTCTTGCCAATGGCGATTTTATCTCCAGCTATTCAATTTAGACGTGTTTCACTTTGACTTGTTCATCTTTGAAGGATACGACAAAGATAAGCATGGATATGATGTCAGAGGACTTCCATTGAAACGCTATGAGCCTTCTATTACATGTTATCGTTATGATGGTATGGAGCAAGATAATACGAATCTATTACACTCTTTTTTAGAGTGGGCAGAATACAGAGATTTAACCAGGTATTTATTAAAAGAAAAAATAGAAAATTAATTATGGCAATTTTAAGTGGTTCTATATCTAAAGAAATTGAGATATGGAAAGATATTGTCGGATATGAAGGACTATATCAGATAAGCAATTTAGGCAGGGTGAAAAGTTTGAAAAGATATGTGCCACACTTCAAAGGAGGATTAAAAGTTGTACCTGAAAGGATAAAGACGATTTTTTATCAAAAAGACGGAAGACCAAGGGTTGAACTCAGTAAGGGGAATTTAAACAGGAAATTCCTTGTTTATAGACTTGTAGCACAGGCATTCATTCCTAATCCTAATAACTATCCTTGCATAAATCATAAGGATGAGAATCCGACAAACAATTCTATTGAGAATTTGGAATGGTGTACCCATAAATATAATATGAATTATGGCACAAGGACACATAGGACAGCAATAGCCAAATATAAGCCCGTTGGAATGTATCATCCAACATTGAATGTGCTTATGAGGGTATTCGACAGCATTAAAGAAACCTCATCTTATTTTAGTGTTACCGAATCTATCGTATCTAAATCATTAAGATCTAAAAGTAAAACAGTAAAAGGTTATAAATTAAAATTTATTTGATTATGTTAAGAGGAAGTATTTGTTTATCAGACATTCCAAAGGAATTAATAAAGAAAGTAAAGTGTAAAGATGGTAAGGAAAGATGTTTTTTAAACTTCGCAATCTTCAAGCGGAAAGAACCTGCTACATTTGGAGATATTACTTATACTCATTTTATGAGTTGCGCTCCTAAGAAAGAAGAGAGAAAAGAGGGTGTAAGATACATCATAGCAGATTTATCAGAAACTGTTGATTCTAATAAATATCCATCTTCCACAGAAGTAGAAGCTGCTCCGAGTGTTTCCCAGGATGATGATCTAGATTTGCCCTTCTGATGAAATACGATGGTTCCAATCCTCTCCACGTCCAGCAGGCAAGAGCGAAGCTGGAGAAGTTGATAAAGGAACAGAAGGTATTTGAACTGACGGAAAAGAGACCGCAAAGGGGTATTCAAGCCAACAAATACCTTCATGTCTGCCTTGCTTATTTCGGTTGCCAAATCGGTGAAACGATGGAATATGTAAAGCGGAACTATTACAAGATTCTCTGCAACAAAGACACTTTCGTCCGTGAGAGAGAAGACAAGTTTCTTGGGAGAATAAAATACTTAAGAAGTTCGTCTGACCTTGATAGTACAGAGTTTAGCCTAACTATTGAGCGGTTTCGGAATTTTTCGAGTGCCCAATGTGGTATATATATCCCATCTCCAGACGAAGAACGTTTGATTCAGTTGATGGAGATAGAGGTTGAACAAAATAAATTTCATATTTAAATGAAACTTACTTTGACAAAACAAGAAGTGCTTCTCATTCAGTTACTTCTTCATATTTATAAAAACGACTTGCCCGATGACGTGACAGAGAAGCATGGACGTTTTGTCGGGAAGCTGTACAAGAAAATCAAAAGACAAGTTATTAATCAATTAAAGTAATAAAATTATGGAAAGCAACATATCACGAGATCATATTGCGCTTGAAGCGATGAAGTGTATGATGATGACAGCAAAACGCAGAAGAACTTTATGGAATAGAGTTGTAACATTGTTTTTCCCGTCCAAAGAAGCTAGTGTTACAAACTACTACTATGAAGGACAGGCTAAATCAGCTTACCAAATAGCTGATGCAATGATTAAGGAACGTAATAAGACAAAGGAGGAATGATTATGATGCACACATGGTTTGAGTGTAAAATTCGTTACGAGAAAGTAATGGAAAACGGGATGAATAAAAAAGTCACAGAATCTTATTTATTTGATTCTTTATCTTTTACAGAAAGCGAAGGAAGATGTATTGAGGAAATGACACCGTTTATCAGCGGTGAATTTACTGTTTCTGACATAAAACGTGCCAACTATTCTGAGATATTTTTCTCAGATGAAGAATCTGCTGACAGGTATTTTAAATGCAAGTTATACTTTATCACATTGGATGAAAAGACTGGTGCGGAAAAGAAAACATCCACAAACATTCTTGTTCAAGCATCCGACTTGAGAGATGCAGTCAATAAACTGGATGAAGGAATGAAAGGCACAATGGCAGACTACGTGATTGCTTCGGTAGCGGAAACTGCTATTATGGATGTTTATCCTTATGAAGCAAATTCAGATGTTAAACCAGAATTTCCTAATGCTTAAAAATTGACTGATATGGAAGACTATATTTCAGACTGGTTCATTCCGATGGATTTCGGTAATGATATTCCGGACGAAGATCCAGACGGTGAAGATAATTTCAATTTTGATTGAATCTTTTGTTAACCTGCCTGTCCGGTCTGTGAAGATGGGACGGGCGAATATGGTGGTATAGCGGAACAATGAGATACGCTATTAAGCAGTAGATTGATGCTCTAAGCTGAGGATTATAGGAAATGATAATCGGGGAAGGTTGGCGAAAAGGAGACCAGCATATTAGGTAAACGAAGTATTCGAGGGTTATTAATCACTCGGTAACGGATACCAAAACCTACAACAGCGAGCCTTATTCATAGTAGGCGATAAAAGATGAAAGTGAGCAGCATAACAATCATGCAGGTGCAAGTCCTGCTACCACAACAAAAAAATAATTAATATGAATAAAGAAAGAAAATTGACTTTTGGAAAATACAAAGGGCAAGATATAAAGTATATCATACTTACCCACATAGGTTACATCATGTGGTGCTTTGAAAATATAAGTTGGTTTAAACTGACCGATGAAGAACAGGCGTTATATGATGCTGTTGCGATAATGATTAAAAGAGATAACCTTGAAATGACTTTTCCAACCGAAATAATGTATAAGTACATAAAAGACCGTGAAGCCTTTAGAGATTTAAAAACACCATTTATTTGTAATGGTGATTTTACTTCTGTACGTAAGAGAGACATTGATAATCCAATCGTTAAATCTGTAATGAAATATAATGTTGGGGCCGTTATAGAAAGTAGAAAATGCTCAACCCTGAGTGATTTGTATTGCTTAAATCATTCGATGAACAAAGAAATAGAACGTGCCCAATTTAATGGTGAAACTGACGAAGATATATTTGGCGGTTGGGGTAGCATGAATGATTACAAGGATTAGTAAGATTTTAAAATAAATGTGAGCCACACATCAATGGCATGGGTTAATAAATAATGGTTGTGCCCCGGAGAATACGCTTCGGGGCTTTTAATTAGGAAAATTATGAAGACATACGCAGATACTTTTAAAGATAAAATAATAGGTCTGTCAAAAGAAGAATTGCAAAATCTAAGAGATTCTATATTTGATAAAATAGAGGTTTATAGAGAAAGACTTGCTATAGTAAGCAACGATAAAAAAGTTCATGATTTAACCGTCTCTATTCGTCGGAAGAAGATAGAAATAAGAGAGATAAATAAATTGTTGAAACAATGCCATACTACATAAAGAAATAAAACTATGACATACGAAGAGATGAAATCCAAGGCTTGTGTGGCAAGCAGCCGTAGTAAGCCCAAAAATGAAGAGCATAAAATACAATGTTCTTGTGTTAGATATTTCCGTTTAAAATATCCCCATCTCAGAAATATGCTGTTTGCTGTTCCTAATGCGGCAAGACGTTCTGCAAGAAACGGTGCTTATATGAAAGATGAAGGTATGCTTCCCGGAGTTGCAGATTTGATACTTCTTAAAAGTAACCGTTTCTATGGAGCTTTGTGTATAGAAATGAAAAAGCCGGGAGAATACCAAAGACCAGTACAAAAAGACTGGCAAAAGGAATGTGAGGCGAATGGTAACAAGTACGTTGTTGTTCGTTCATTAGACGAGTTTATTAAAGTGGTGGATAATTATTTGAAAGATATATGACTTATATAGAACTGATAAATAAGTTTTGGTCTCTTGACGAAGACTGGGAATTTACCTGCTGTGAAACGAGGCTTTATTTTTACTTGCTAAAAACAGCGAATCGTTTAGGCTGGGTGGATAGCTGGACGCGTAGTGATACAAAGGTATCATCTGACGTGGGAGTGTCGGTCAACTCAATGAAATCAGCACGTAACAGATTAGTTCAGGCGGGTCTTATTACATTCAAATCAGGCGGAAAAGGGCAACGGGACAAAACAAGGTATCAGATTAGCTATCAAAATTTGACACCTAAAGTTGAACCTAAAGTAGAACCTAACCTTATACCTAACCATGAACCTAAAGTAGAACCTAAGCCCTTACAGTATAATGTACGCGCATTAGACAAAGATAAAGACAAAGATAATTATCTCTCTCCCCCGCGCGCGTATGAAGAAATTCCGACTGGGATTTTTGAAAGGGGGCTGGATGAGTGCTATGAAGAATTGAAGTCGAATAGTTCATGGATGGAAGCTGTCTGCATGAATACTCGTTTATGTGGGTATAAGGATTTCGCGCCTCCTGATTTTTATGATTATTTGGAGAAGTTCTTTATGAAGCTCCAAAACGAGGGAGAAACTGTTAAATCACCCCAAGATGCAAAATCGCATTTTGCCCGATGGCTGAAAATTGAACTTGAAAAACAACGAAACAATGGGAACAATAGGAGCTGTTATACAAGCAAGCAGGAAGCTAACGCCTACGCTCTTAGCTTGCTACAACAACATAAGCGAGACCTCGAAGAAGGCTTGGCTGACCAGATGGAAAGACCGTTCTGA